CCCCAGAAGGGGGGCTCGTCGAATCCCTTTGAAAGGAGGAGATTGTCTTGTACGTGACCAGTGTTCGGAGTTTAAAACCTCTGACTTCCAGCTCTACGGCAGACATGTACAATAATTGGTGGGAACCAAGAACGTACTATGCCTGGACGCAAAGCGTGGATTCACTGGTGGAACACGTATATTCGTGGAGAACCGGGGCCCGTTGGGTCTCGGACGCTGCACCATCGGACATATCACAGAGTGGTATGTTCGGGATCAAGGTTCCTAAGGAAACGGGAAACTTGGTTGAGAGACTCGCAGATCGGAAACGATACTACGAGGATCTCATGCGCGCAGCTTTTCCGGCGCAGACTGCGTCGGGAGCTGAGTCCACGGATAGAGCTTCAACGACAGATTCAGGGCATCTATTCGCCAAGGTTACAGCCTTGAGGATGCCTCTTGAATTCCGTTCGTCGTGGCGAACTAATTCCTATCCTGCATATAGTGGCAGTCAAGGAACTATTTCGTCGTACTCTGCTGTCAACCTGAATCAACCTCATGTCCAAGCTGAAACATGGATGTCCTATCCATATTACAGCAATTCGGCTAGTCTGACGACTGCCATTCAAAGACAGGGGACTGCAAACAGGTTCTTCAGCAGCTCTGCTCCTGGGGTTAACACGGCGAGTTTGGCCACCACCGTAGTAGAATTACTACGTGGTGACATCCCGTCGCTCCTCAAGAACTACCGCCGAGCCTTGTTCAATTACCGGAGTAAAACCCGGGCTCTCCGCTATGTTGGCGGGGAATATTTGAACATTCAGTTCGGCTGGATGCCTCTCTTGCAAGAATACGCTAACGTTCTCAAGGTTCTTATCGGGTTAGACCGCATGGTCTACTCCGAGACGAACCGACGGCAACGCTTGTGGGATGGTCCTTCGACTTCGGCTGTAACCGATGTCATCAATAGGACCCCATCCGACACCCCCATCCAAGGTGGTGGCGGACAACAAGCATTCGTGAGACGAGTTGGGACACCTTACAATGTCTACAACTTCACGTTTGATCAGCGTACACAAACCGACATCTCAGAGAATTACAAATTCTCTGCGAGGTTCTCGTCGTTGGCAAAACCAACTACGGGAAGTATCGGGTTTGTTGAGAGGGCAGAGGAAGCTCTTAGACAACTTGGGTTGGTTGATGATCCTACTATCCTGTGGAATCTGACGCCATACTCATGGCTTGTCGATTGGGTTGCAAATATAGGCAACTCACTCGTCAACGCACATCAGTTTGCCCCTTTAAGTGGCAAACACAGCGTTGATTACGCTTACTTCACTAGTCAGCTCACTGAGCAGCATAGTGAAACCCCTACAAAGATCAACCGATCTAGTAGTGGGTACGATGTATCGCAAGTTGCAGTAACCCGTGAGGGTTATTACAGCACGATATCTCGGATTCGTAATCGAGCAACTCCATTCGGGTTCGGTACACAGCTGGGGAGTCTTTCAACTTCCCAGTTTGCGATCCTAGTGGCTCTTGGTCTTGCTAAGAGTCGCTGAACACACAACTGAATACCACAATCGAACAACAATTGAATAGTGAATTCACACTACAATTGAACACAGAGTAGGAGCCCATCGTGGCATTTTCCGATCCGCAGACCATCACCATCAACGCGATTGCAAACTCCCTGCTTCGTATCTTTTCGGGTACGAGTGTAGGTAGTTTCAAGACCGCTGATGGAAATCTCGAGCTGACGCTCGATCCGCGTGGAACGGCACGTCGTCGACGTAACGTTGCACGCACTTACCAGAAGAAGAGCTACACCGATCCCTCAACGGGATTCGTGTCGCTTCAGGGCACCATGGTCAGCCTCACTATCGATCGACCCCTCGCGGGGTTCACCGATGCAGAGGTTGAACTTCTGGCGTCCGGCTTCATCACCTGGTTGACGGCGAGCACCAACGCTAACCTCAAAAAGGTTATCGCTGGCGAGAACTGATTCATGGAGACATTTATTATTGTGTCCATGATGTTCCTCTTTGGAGCAGTCGGGCTTACGCTCGGCGCTCTTCTGATGAACGTTCTCAAGCGGGGCTAGTCACCCCACGGAAAAACTACGATGGCTTGGATCCCTAGACCCCTGAAAGGGGAAGAGATGAAAAGCCAAGTTGACCTCCTTGAGTTACTCCTGCTTGATGCAGGAGACTCATTGGGATTCGACCCGTCTCGCGACATTGTCACGATTCGTCAACGATTCGACTGTGAAGGTTTACCCTTCATTTCGATCGCTCTGCCTCGCCTCGACGACCTGCTTCTTGCTGGTCTTAGAGACGGATTTCTCCCAACTTGCGTTGGGTGGAAATCGCGGTGCGCATACCCTGAGTTCCTTCGGGA